AGCATGGACGCAAGGACGCAGACGATAGATAAAGATACTCATATTATTACAATAGATACAGTTACTGGCATGTACCACTCCAAACCCAAGGACGACAAGGACGTACCAGTGTACCCAGAACCAGAAGGTGACCCATCATATTAAGAATTGTTACAATAATCCACATACTTGACCTTTACCAATTAGACTACTATTAGTTCATCCACCATTATGACTATCTTTGAATTTAACGAGCAGCTTTGCGAGATTATCGCAGGCGAAGATGGCTACTACAATTATGACAAACAAGAAATTCTTGAGTTAGCCAAACAAATGAAAACATCAGCAGAAGAGTATCAAAACATGCTCGACTGCAAGGACGCTGCCGAAGTGCACGAGTTAATGAATCCTGCGCTATGTGACGTATGACTAATTACGAAATACGTGTCACACAGGTAACCAGAGACTACTATCGTGTAGAAGCTGACAATCCTAAACATGCAGAGGAACAACTCTGGACAGCACTAAGAACTGGCATCATGGGTAACATTGCACTTGATGACACTCTTGACAGTGCACCTACAATCGACTACACTGTACAATTATCACCCGAAGGAGAGGTAATCCTATGACTATCGACGTCACACAACAACTAAACTACTCACAGGCAGTGCGTAGAGCTCGCCCAGAATGGGACGACGACAAAGTAAGAAGAGCAGCCGAGTACCTTGTCTTGTACATGGACGTAAGGCTCAAGCCATACAAAGTCAATGAAAAACTCAACGAGTTTGACAAGGACGGAGGCTTCTTGTTCTAATGGAATACTCTGACCTTATGAAACAAGCAGAGGAGCACAACAAAAAACTCCACCGCACCAAAGATGTAAACATTGCTGACATCCTCACATGGGAGGACAGGGACGCAATCGCTAAGATCGTAGACAACAGAGTTGCCAAAGAATATGGTGACATGTTTCCATTCAAATGGCAGTTTAGCTGCTCCGGACATTTTATTTGTTGACATGATTTACAAAATCGACTATTGTATCAAAGGTCAGCCCAAGCGCAAGTCACACATGTACACCAGTGCAAAGACTGACGAAGATGCAGCCTTCTATGCCCTTGACTGGGTAGTAACACACAATTACAATCTACTAAACGTATCACGAACATGAAGAATCGTAAGTACTACCCAAACAACTGGCAAGCTATCAAAGACTGCCCACCGGCATACTTTCCTGCTATGCCATTTGAAGAGTTCAGAGACTGGAAAGTCTTTGGCTACCAACTACCTAGCTCACACTTCGGTATTGTACGTGTCGAAAACAGGGACACAGGCAAGATCGAAGAGTATACATACAAGTCTGAGCATCACACAAAGCGTAGACTTAAAAAAGAGATAGGCAAAAACACAGAGATAACACTAGCTACAGATCTAGGTGTCTATCATCTTATTCCTAATCCACTTAATATTGATTTTAACAATGAACAAGGCAACGTTTGAACGTAGGTTACAGCAGTTAAAATTACTTGTTGACAACCACCCACACAAAAAAGAACTTATCGCTCTTATGATAGAGCAGATCAACGACGACCACTAAACTACAATCAAATGCTCACAGACAAACAGATTGAAGATCAGCAGGAGTTCGAGCGTAGACAAATACAAGGAGGCAAGGCTAAGCTACAATCCAACACAACTAAGTTGGAAGAAAAGACTTATGCCTCTGCCACTGTCTATGGCTCATCATGTGTTAGCTCCATATTGCCCGATCTTATTGCATTTATAGATAGTAAAAAAGAAAAGTACAAGACCTGTGCTGGCACTAACATGCAAGTCTTTCACAAACATATCCTGCCTGTCGACTCAGACTTACAAGCATTACTCACATGTAAAGTCGTATTTGACCACGTGTTTGCGCCAAGATCAACAAAGCATGCTGTAACTAACATTGCAACTGCTGTTGGTGCAGCTATCGAGGCTGAGTGTCAAATGAACTACTACGACAAGGAGGCACCAGCGTTATTAGCTACACTGAAGAAGAACTACTGGCATGAAGCACGTGGTACAGAGTACAAACGTAAGTGCATACAGACATTGATGCACAGAGCACAGATAAGTCCATGGATACATTGGGACGTTACTACCAAAATCAAGGTCGGAACCTTCCTGATGGATTGTTTAATGGAGGTATCTGGTTGGTTTGAGAGAGATCTCATGCGTAAAGGTAGAAAAACAATATCAATACTCGTACCCACTGATGAATTAGTTAAACACCATGACGAAATCATGCGAATGGCAGAGCTTTTTAGTCCTCTTGCTAAGCCTATGCACATACCACCTCGCAACTGGCACGCTCTTCAGGACGGTGGTTACTATTTAAACGACTTGACAAGATGCCATAACTTCATACGTAGAAGCGAAGGCACCCTAATACAGGGAGAAATACCCTACGAGTTTATAAACAAAATCCAACAAGTTTCTTACAAGCTAAATCCCTTTATTGTAAAGGTAGCGAAAGAACTAGAGGAGAGAGGTATAAGCGTAGGAAAGTTTAGACCTGTAATGGAACATATCATTCCTCCAAAGCCTGTAAACATTGAGACAGATGAGACAGCTAGGAGAGAGTGGAAGAAGAAGGCTAGAGTAGCTAGAGAGTTACAGGCAGCAGAAGTGCGTAAGTCCTGTAGGACACGTATGACCATGGACGTTGTACGTGAATTTGAACACATACCATTTTGGATTCCATGGAGTTTCGACTATCGTGGAAGAGCATACCCTATACCAAACTTGCTTACACCTCAAGACACTGACTTTGGTAAAAGTTTGTTGTTGTTTACAGAGGGTGCTAAGATAACTAAGAAGGGTATGGAATGGATAAAGTTCCAGCTTGCCACAACATATGGGCTTGACAAAGCAACCATGCAGGAAAGATTGGAATGGGTAGAGAAGGCAGAGAACAGAGAGCTAGTACATCGTGTATGGTCTGACCCGATTGGTAACATTGCTGACTGGGAAAATGCAGACGAACCATGGTTATTTCTCGCTGCATGTGTAGAATGGTACGAGTTACATTACGAGCACAAGTTTCATACACATCTGCCGATAGCTGTAGACGCTACATGTAGTGGTCTGCAAATCTTGGCAGGACTCGCCAAGGACGCATCTACTGCTCGTATGGTTAACGTCATAGGGAGTGAAAAACCCCAAGACGCCTACGCGACAATCGCTGAAAGAAGCATAGATGCTATTCCAGATCGGCTAAAACCCCACTGGGACAGAAAGGTAACCAAGCGTTGTGTGATGACAATACCATACAATGCTAAACCTTTCTCGAATAGATCTTACATCAGAGAAGCCTTTAAAGAAAAAGGTGTAGATGTAGATAAAGAAGAACTAACTCAATGCGTATCTGCTGTACGGAGTGCTATGAATGTAGTAGTTCCGGGAGCTATGAGCGTAATGAAATGGATAGAACAAGAAGTAGCTAGAGCTATCAAGGCTGGAGCTGACGAAATACACTGGACAACACCGTCTGGGTTCAATGTCAAGCAAAGGCTTATGAAAAAGGAGACTAAAATCATTAAAACTCAGTTAATGGGTAGATGTATGATACATATCTCCGGAGCTGAGAAAGGTGTAGACTTGAAGCATCATAAAAATGCAACAGCTCCTAACCTTATTCACTCGCTTGATGCCAGCTTATTGCACATAGCAGTTATGGAAGTAAACTTTCCTATTGCATTGATACATGACAGTGTATTGTGTAGAGCTACTGACATGTGTAAACTATCAAGTTTAGTACGTAAAACTTACATGCGTCTGTTCGCAGAGCATGAACCACTAACCGACTTCGCACTATCAATAGCTGCTGAAGAACAACCACCGATCATTGGCGATCTTAAACCAGAAGCCGTGATTGATTCAACATACTTTTTTTGTTAATGAGAAACATACACGTAACACCCGAGCCTGTAACCCTAGAAGGATTCCAAGCTGTGTTAAAGCCAAGTAAATTTGGCTATTCATTAAAAGCCATAGTTGGAGAAGATATGATCTCCAAGCTAGAGACTGAAAGAGAGGACTGCCTGAAGTGGGCTGAATCTAAATTAAAGAACCCAAAAAGATCTACACTAAAACCAACACCATGGGAAGAAGTATCAGAGGGTAAGTATCTAATCAAGTTTTCTTGGTCAGATGAAAAAAGACCTCCAGTTGTAGATACTGAAGGTACACCAATAACAAATGCTGACACACCAGTATATTCAGGTAGTAAAGTTAAGCTAGGTTTTACACAAAAACCTTACATTCTCAGGGACGGCGTGACTTATGGCACATCTCTTAAACTATCTGGAGTTCAAGTAGTTAGTATTCAGTCAGAGGTAGGCGTAGATACAGGTGATCTTGATGAACAAGGAGCTGCTGAATTGTTTGGCAGTACAGCAGGATTCAAAACATCAGAACCAAACGTAACACCTGATACAACACCTAGCTCTGTTGAGTTAGAAGATGACTTTTAGGTCAGGTCTGGAAGAAAAGGTAGCAGACTTATTAGTAACATTGGGCGTCGACTATGAATATGAGGAGACGTCCTACCCTTACACAATTCAACATCAATATACTCCTGACTTTGTACTACCTAACAATGGAGTAATCCTAGAGGTCAAAGGGTATTGGGACCCACCATCTAGGCGTAAAATTAGACAAGTTATCAAGGACAACCCAACAATAGATCTTCGTATGGTATTTCAAGACCCGTACAAACGTATATCTAAAAAGTCCAAGACTACATACGCAAAATGGTGTGAGCGTTACAGTATTAAATGGTGCGCTGCACACTGCATACCAGTTGACTGGTTAAAATGACAGCAGAATTTTTAAGACACGAGCCATGCGAAGTGTGTGGCTCTTCTGATGCTAAAGCTATATATGATGACGGCAATACATTTTGTTTTAGCTGTCACAATTTAACAAGAGCAGATAACACACAACACATGTCCACCAATGTACAATTCAAAGGTTCAGCCCAAAGGCTGCAAAAACGAAAAATCAGTGAAGAAACCTGCCAACACTATAAAGTTTACAGGGACGGAGACCTTTTACGGTTCCCTTATTACAGCAGCGATAAAACACTTCAAGGATTCAAAACAAAAAACAAACTAAAAGACTTTAAGTATGAGGGTACTACTACTGATACTTTGTTTGGTCAGTCTCTTATACCTTCTACTGGTAAACGCATCATGGTCTACGAAGGCGAGTTGGATGCACTATCGGGCTGGGAGGCTTACCCAAACTGGGCGCATGTCTCGCTTCCTCATGGAGCTGCTTCAGCTAAGAAGGACATACAGAAACAACTTCAGCTCTTTCAAGGTTATGAAGAGATTGTCCTTTGCTTCGATAAGGACGAAGCCGGTAAGTTGGCGACGGAAGCAGTGGCTGCACTCTTACCGTCTGGGAAAGTTAAGATTGCTCATTTACCAGACCCGTATAAAGATGCGTCTGACGCACTGCAAAATAATGATGCTGAAGCGATCAGGAAAGCTATCTGGAATGCTTCGCCGTATCAGCCGGATGGAATAGTAGATGGTAAATCTCTACTAGAATTAGTTACCAATCCAAGTCCACCCTGTGACTTTGAGTATCCATTTGCAGGATTGCAACAGATGACTCATGGCATAAGATATGGAGAGCTCACTGTAATAAGTGCAGGCACAGGTCAAGGTAAGAGTACCCTGACAAGACAGTTAGCAACTCACTTACTAAACTTAGGTGAGCGTGTCGGATACATTGCTCTGGAGGAATCAAACAGGAGAACAGCTTTAGGACTTATGTCTGTAGCTACTGGTAAAGCATTACATCTTGGAGAACATACCAAGGAGACATTACAAGAAGCATATGACTACACGCTTAAAGACTGGAATCTCTACCTTTATGACCACTTCGGTAGTGCTGACCCTGATATTATTTACAGTCGTATTGAATATATGGCACTCGCACTCGAAGCAAAAATCATCTTCCTCGACCACTTATCCATATTAATATCTGGTTTAGATGGTGATGAAAGAAAGATGATAGATAATACTATGACCAAGCTGCGTAGCTTAGTTGAAAAGACAGGAATCAAACTATTCTTGGTATCTCATTTACGTAGAACACAGTCAGACAAGAATCACGAAGAAGGTGCTCGCGTAACTCTAGGTCAACTTAGGGGGTCCGCAGCAATTAGCCAACTTGCAGATGAAGTCGTCGGATTAGAACGCGACCAACAAGAGGGAGCAGTAGATCAGACAACTGTACGCGTATTAAAAAATAGATACTCAGGAGAAGTTGGTATCGCATGTCAATTAAAATACAATAAAGAAACATGTAAATACGATGAAACTACGGACACAATTTTCAATCCCTCAACAGACTTCTGAAGTAGAAGAACTGAAGAGACCAAACCCACCCACAAAACAAGCAAAGAAAAGAGCTAAGTTTAGGGACAAAACCTATGTCGCAAAGCCAAATGCTCGTCTTTGATATCGAAACTAACGGATTACTAAATGACGTTTCTGAGGTACATTGCCTTGCCATCTACGACGCCCAAAAGGAAGAGACGTTCGTATTTAACGATCAACCTAATAACACCTACCCGATCACTGAAGGTTTGCATTGGCTCACCTCTGCTGATGTTATCGTTGGTCACAATATTATTGGGTATGATTTACCTGTTCTTCGGAAAATTTATTCTTGGTTTGAGTATAGTGGCACTGCTATTGATACTCTTGTGTTATCTAGGAATTACCATCCAAATTTAATGGAAATTGACAAAAAAAGAAACGTACCAAGAATGCCACTTCAACTATATGGACGTCATAGCTTAGAGGCATATGGCTACAGATTAGGTGAATACAAAGGAGAGTTTGGTAAAACAAGTGACTGGAGTCAATGGTCACAAGAAATGCAGGACTACTGCGTACAAGATGTAAATGTTACCACCAAATTATGCGAACACTTCCGCCCTTACATGACGCGGACCGGTTAGAGCACCGGGTCGCAGAAATATTAACAGAACAAGAAATCCATGGATGGACATTTGACGAACAAAAAGCTCAGCAACTTGAGTCATCTCTCCGACGAGAGATGGAAGAAACTATTACAATACTTCGAGGACAATTCCCTTACGTTGCAGGATCGCTGTTCACTCCTAAACGAGATAACGCAACACAAGGATACAGAGAAGGATGTGAAATACAACGAATAAAGGAGTTTAACCCAACATCACGAGACCACATAGCATGGATTCTGAAGACTCATTTCAAAGTCAAATTGAACAAGACCACCACGACTGGGAAACCAATTATCGACGAGACTACATTGACGGAGATAAATATTCCCTTCTCGCTAGCATGTGCGAAATGTTTGACGATAAAGAAGAAGCTTGGAATGATATCCGAAGGCGTGAACGCATGGAACAAGCTTGTTACGATTAAAGGCAGAATACACCACAACTGTTCGGTATCTACTAACACATTTAGATGTGCTCATAGAAAACCGAATTTAGCACAGGTGCCTGCTGATAGGGAATTTAGAGAACTATTTACTGCCAGTCCAAGGCATACAATGGTAGGTGCAGATTTAAGCGGAATCGAACTTCGCATGCTTGCCCACTACCTTGGCAGATACGACGGAGGTCGATACGCCGATATTTTACTTAATGATGATATCCACCAAGTGAATGCAGATAAAATAGGAATCACCAGACGCCAAGTCAAGACTGTCACATATGCCTTCTTGTATGGTGCTGGAAATGAAAAATTAGGTATGAGTTATGATAACACTCTACAACCCAAGGAAGCCCGTAAAAAAGGACAAGAGATTAGAGAGGCTTACGTATCTGCAATCGAAGGATTGTCCGAC